TGCGTTCCCAATCCTGTGCATCAAGCCCAAAGCCCATATAGACATCGCCAGGGTGGTTTTTGCGGAGATGATACGCCACCGCCGCCCCGTACATATCAATCTCAATACCGGAGCGCATGGTTTTACTATCCTGCCGCCCTGCAGGGTTGGAAAGCCGGTCGGCTTCCACCAGCTGCATGGTCGTGGCATAGCGTGTGCCGCGCTGTTCCAGCCATAATGGCAACGCCAGCGCTTCGCCATTCACGATACTGGAACGGAACACCAGCGCCGTCATGCCCGCGAATGTCAGAGCATTGGCCGCATCGCATTCCGTGCTTTCCGCCCAAGCACGCCATTCGGTTTCAACTTGTCGCGCCCATTCATCAGCCCATTCCTTGGTTTTCCCCAAGGCACGGTAATCGGGAATGGCCGCCAGGCGCAGGCCTGTGCCGATGACGTTGTCGACCAGCGTTTGAATTGCGCCAGATGCCACGCCGTGGTTGCGGGTCAGGTCGCGCGACCGTGATACCAGCGTCGGCAATTCAGACAGCAAATCGCTATCAGCCGATCCCAACAAAGGCATCCAGTTTGCAAGCTCTCGCGTGCGTAAAGATGCAGCACGGTGCGCCGTATCGCTCACACGCATGCGGGGCGCAGCTTTGAGGGGCTGGCCAGAGGAGTCCAGTAATTGCACCATGATTTTGCCTTAGAAACTTGTCCGAATGATTCCACGGCGGGCAGTACCGCTGCGTTTTGCGATTTCCGTTTGAAGTTCGTGGATATATTTCTCCAGCGCTCCAACATTGCCTGCCGTATAGGTCGTGCTGCCATAGCCGTGCAGGCTGACCGATACTTCCTGCGTGCCGGTCAGAAGGCGATGCCGCGCTTCTTTTGCCTGCACCAGTCGGGTTTCGAGTTCTAGAATCGTTTCACTCATGTATAATCCTTCCAAATAGATGGAGCTGTTCATGTATGATCATTTAATTGAATTAAATACCGCGTCGTGGCCAAGGTCATTCCTATTGCTTCAGCAGGAAGCAATACTCGCCAAATCGTCTATACTTTCTGGCTTTGAGTTTATGATCAAAGGTGGTTTTGACGATGTTTACAAAGGCCATTACTACACATCATTTTTTCAACTTAGCGTTGGCATTGAAAGAATGTTAAAGCTGGTGATCATATCCGATCACATGTTCAGAAACGACTATCAGCCACCAGATATCAAAACAATAAAGTCATATGGCCATGACCTACTGGCGCTTTATCAGAGAGCCAAAGAAATTAGCACTACATATAGCAACGCAGCTCTTCCAGTTTTAGAAAACGAAAATATCCGCAATAACATTTTAATTTTTATGAACGACTTTGCAGCAGCCACTGGTCGGTACCACAATATTTCTAATATTGCTCAGGTTACAAATCCAGATCCGCTTACTATGTGGTGGGATATTATAGACCAGATAAAGTGCAATGACTTTTCCAGCAGAACACATTCATGGATAGAAAATGAAGTTGCGAGACGTCTTAATCCAAATCTACAGATGCAGGACATAGTTGAAAATACCGGATATGTGTCAGGCGTTTATAGGTTTATCATGGTTGATAAAGCAAATTATTACGCGGTATGGAATACTTTAGAATTAGTAAAGCCTATCATAAAACTCCTTTCTGCAATTTCACGAAAAGCCCATGAACGAGATACGACTGAACAACCCATAAAATATCGCGCTCCTCATATTCCGTACTATGAAGAAATCTTTCCAATTTTATATACGAGCAAGCGAGACGTTCTACGAAGAAAACGTTGGACTGATCTTGGTCTTTAAAGATAAGGATCATTCGCCCGCACGGCTTTACGCTGTGGGAAGGTGACCCGTTTCTTGGTTTGCGGCTTCGGCGGTTCGGCCTTGGCTTCTTCGGTCACGGGGATTTCCACCCCGCGTGTCGGAATCTCGGCTTCCACGCCCAGCGTTTGTTCCAAACTGCGCCATTTGAATTCGCTCATCCGGTCGATACCATATATAGTGGCAGCGGCACGGGCGTACACGCGGCAGTCAAGGGCTTCGTTGTTGCGGCTGGGGTCTTTCTCCCAGGTCGCATGCGGAAAGCCCTTTACAACGCGAATGACGCGGCGCTCCGCCGTCAGCTGCTTGAAATACTCCTCGCCATATTGCGGGAAGTGGCAGCTGCCAGGCGGGAACACCGCACCTTCAGCGATTTCGCGGTCGGTCGGCCATTCCAGCTTCAGCCAACGGTAAAGCTCCATCTTGGCTACAGGGCCGGATACGTTCCAGACCCGCAAACCGCGACGTTTCCCGCCCGTATCAGCCTTTGACACGCTCAGGATCAGCGCCGTTTCACGATCCTGACCTTTGACGGCCACGACCGTGCGCGGCTGGCTGGCGCGTGCGCCGTTACCGCCCCAGACGGCCTGAGGATGGTTGCGCACGAAGCCGTAAACATCCTGCGTGGCGTAACCGCTGTCCACCGCCATCACCCGCACGGGCATGGTATGGCCTGTGGCATGCGGCCAATCGCGCTGCAGGACTTCTTCGTCCAGCCGTTTCCAGATTTCCGGTCGCGCGGTATCGCCATCAAGAATGACGTAATCCACCGACCAGTTTTCCTTGTTACGCCCCCAGGCAACGATCTCGCATTCGAGACGGTCTTTCTGCACGTCGACACCCGCCGTCAGGAACAAACCGCCCATCGGAACGACACCCTGAACATAGGTTTGTCGGCGTTCATACAGACGCTGCCATTCCGGCGCATCGGAGGATTCCTCGTAAGGCTCTCCTAGCACGGTGTTGACGAAACCCTTCATCAGATCAGGGTTGCGCTTTGCATCTTCGAACATGGCCGCCGCATCGCCCCACGAAAACCAGCCAATTGGGCTGTAGAGGGATGACAGGTGATAACCTATCGTTCCATCCGTGGTTTCCGCTGTCGCCCGCCATTCACCCCGCGCCAGCATCGCTGTCTTGTGGTGTTCGGCAATCAGGCAGCCGCAGCTCTCGCAAACATATTCTGCCTTTTGCGGCTCATTTTCCGGCCAGCGCAGTTGCGTGAACCGCAGTGGCTGGAAATGGTTGCATTCAGGGCAAGGCACATGGAAGAACCGCTGGTCGCTTTTCTCGAATTCGCGTTGAACACGGGATAAGCCCTTAACGGTAGGTGTGCTGACCATGAATATCTTTCTGCGGCGCTTAAACGTGGCAGACCGACGCTCTGCCAGCAGGATCGGATCACCTTCGCCATCAACGTCTCCTGGGTACGCATCGATTTCGTCCATAAACAGGTAGCGGGCAGGCATTGAGCGCAGACCCACGGCGGAATTCGCACCTGTCATGATGAGCAAGCCGCCAAGGAAATCCTTGCTCAAGATCGTGTTGCCGCTGTCGCGTTCTCGCGCGGGGCGCACTTTCTCGCGCAATTCCGGCACATCGTTCAAAAGCGGATCGATACGCTGTTTGGAATGACGTTTGGCCAGCTCCACCGTTGGCGCAACGGCCATCATTGGCCCTGGCGCTGCATGGATGACGTAACCGATCCAGTTGTTGCCGCATTCCGTCCCGCCGACCTGCGATCCCTTCATGAATACGATGCGCTGTACCGGAGAGGACGGCGCAAGATGATCCATGATGTCGCGTAAGTACGGCGTGCGGGCGGTGCGCCAGCGCCCTGGCTCGGCAGCCGATTTCGGAGAAAGAAGGCGGTATTTATCTGCCCATTCCGATACCAGAAGGTACGGATCGGGTTTGACGGCCTGCTGCCAGATATTTTCGATTTCTAGACTGTCATATCCTCCTTCATTCGATATCGAGTTTGGCATCCCCAAGTTCATCCAGATGCTCCCGCACATAGCGTTCCAGGGTCATGTGCAAGACATGCTCGTCCACCTGCAGCTCGGCGGCGATTTGTGCGGACACGCGTGCTGGCCAGTTTGCCCATGCGTCCCTGAATTGCCGCCCCAGGCGGAACACCTGTGCTTTCACCATGTCCTTGTTGATTAATTGTCCTTTTTTCTCCTGCAGGCGTTGCCGCGCGAGGTGGGCTTTGGCGATTTCGTGCGCGGTGCGGGCTTGCGTGAAGCTGTTCATGCCGTGCGCAGCGCGGCCATTCTCGACCAGTGTCTGTTTGACGGAATTCATGGCCTCTTCGGGGTCGATATCCTTGAACCCTGCCGGATCATGCCGCTTGGTGTGGTCGGTGTTGGCTTCCCAGGCCGCATCGGCCTTGGCAACGTCGATCTTTCCATTGCTGTCGGGCGTGATGCGGCCTGCTTTTATTGCTTTGCGCACGGCGTTTTCAGCCACGCCCCGATGACGGGCGTAAGCACGGACGGAAACCCCCATAAATCCTCACTTTTCCTGATCTATTCAACTTTACTTGCGTGCAAATTGAAGCGTTCATGACGATGTAACCTCAACAAAAGGAGCATCATCATGGCCACCGCAAAAAAGAAAACCGCACCAAAAAAAACAAGTAACAAAGAAGCCTGCGCCGAAACCGCGCAGCATGCCTGACAAGGTCGCAAAACCCAAACCAGAAGCCACACAGGCCGTCACCGAACCCAAGAGCAGCAAGAAAGATAAAATCTTTGCCTTGATGCAGCGTCCCGAAGGCGCGACCATCAAAGAAATGGTCAAAGTTAGCGACTGGCAGAGCCACACGGTGCGCGGCTTCCTTTCCATGCTGAAAAAGGCAGGAAAGACCGTCACCAGCGAACGGGTTGATGATGCACGGCGATATTTTATAAAGGTCTAGTCGTTTCTATGATGGCCTGCCAGGCCATCGCAAAATTCGCATCCAGAATATTCACTCATTTCAAGATCACCACCACCTATTTGCAATTCATTGCACCATCCGCAGCCTGCTATTTCATCTGTAATGTAAAAACATTCTTTGCAGATGTAGTAAGCATGGTGCTCTATGACCTCATTAGGCGTAGAACACATGGCACAATTTCGAGGTGTATAGTC